GGTCTACGCCCTGGCCGCCATGCGGCTATCCGGTAAAGACATGAGCCAGGTGCCGACTCCGGCGCTGGCAAACCCAGAGCCACAGCGCCCTGCCCAGAAAAAACCCGCCCGTAAATTCTCAGCCACGCGCTGGTAGGAGACCGCATGAAACTCGATGTGACGATTGATCTGTCCGAAGTGCAGAAAATGCTGTCGGATATGCCGAACACGGTGCGCACCGCAGCGCGTAATACCATCAATGACGGGGCATTTTTTGCTCGTGACCGGGTGTATGACAAGATGCGCGAAAAATTCAAAGGTGGACCAACGCCGTATTCGTTGCGCGCCTTCAAAGTCGACAAGGCCGACAAACAGACGCTGCAGGCCAGCACCGGCCTCCGTGTGGATGGCGCTGGCAAGGGCGGGATTTATGAGAAGGTGCTAGGCCACCTCTTTACCGGCGGCTCACGGGAATACAAACGCATGGAAGGCGCGTTTTATCGATTGGGTGTGCTCAATGCCGGTTATGCCATGGTGCCCGCAGCTGGTTGCCCGCTCGATGCCTTTGGTAACCCGAAGCCGTCATTCATTACGCAGCTGATCAGTTACTTCGGCGGATTTTCGGAGCAGGGCTACCGCGCCAATATGACCGATAAGCGCAAGCGCAGCATGGCCAAGGCCGGAAAAACCGAATCCGGCTACAAAACCATCAATGGTGTGGTGTATTTCATCAGCCGCGGCCCGGGTAACTGGTTTGGTGCCCGCTCGTGGCAACAGGGCAGGTATCAGCACCTGCCTGCCGGCATCTGGCAAAAGACCGGTATTCATGGGGTGAAAGTGCAGCCGGTATTTTTGTTTGCCAAGCGTGGCAACTACAAACAACTCATCAATCTCGAAGAAATCAAAGATCTGACCCAGGAGCAGCTGATCAAGATTTTTGAGCGCGAGATTGCCGTCGGATATCAGAAAAACAGAGGTTAAAAAAACTCGGGTGGGTGAGGTGGTCAACCAAAGGAGAAAACCATGGACCACCTGCAGCAAGCGAAGGAACTTGATTTTGTCAGCGACCTGATGGCAACAGCGATGGCAGTTTGCGCGCAATTTACTGCGGATCATGCCAAAGAGCTTGAGCGCCGTCTGGTAGCCAACTGGGGCGGTGATCGCCCATACATTGGAAAACTTGGCAAAGAGGCGCGCAATATGACCAGTTTGCGCAACATGGCCATCATCCGTGATTTTAAGGCTGGCGAGCGAATTCCATTTTTATCGCGTCGCTATGGGCTGTCTAAAGTACGCGTCTGGCAAATCATCCAGGGTTGCCGCTAGGTCATTAAGCGTTTTGTCTTAACTGCTTAATGCGGCATCAGGTTTGATGCGGTCATGACGACACCCGCAGAAGATCTGGCACAGGCCCAGCAAGCTATCACCGCGCTTAAAGCAGCGGCGTTGGACTATACGACCAACCGGGCATTTACTTCGGAATACGAGATTGCCGGCCGCCGTATGAAGTTTCGATCCATGGTCGAAGTCAAGCAGCTGCTCGATTTCTGGCGCGTCGAGGAATCTCGTGCGCAACGCCTGATCAATCTGGCCTCTGGGCTGCCTGCAGGTAACCGAATTCTGACCAGAATGGGCGGCTGATATGGGTTGGCACGAACTGACAGCAGAGCGCGTGCCTGGGCACGCCGTTAAAGCACTATCGGCTAAAAGCAGCCAGGTAAAAACGGTTGCCATGAAACGATCATTTGCCGCAGCAAAGATTGATCGTTTGACGGCTGACTTTTTGACCACGGCTGTATCGATTGACCAGGAGCTGCGCAGCGATCTGGATCGCTTGCGCCAGCGCGGTCGGCAGCTATCAAAAGACAACGATTACGCCCGTAAATTCCTCAATATGGTGGTGCGTAATGTTGTTGGCCACAGCGGGTTTATGCTGCAGGCCCGTGCCGAGGATGCGCCAAACGTAGCAGATAGCCTGGCGCGTGCTGCCATTGAGACCCATTTTGCCCGCTGGGCACGCCTTGGAGTGTGCGATGTCACCGGGCGAATGTCGTTTGCCGATATCCAGCGATTGTTAATGCGTACCGTCGCCAGGGATGGTGAGGCACTGGTGCTGGAATTGCGCGGCGCTGCCGCTGGCAATAAGTATGGCTATGCCCTGCAGGTGCTCGATGTCTCTCGCCTTGATACCACAATGAATCTGGCGGCATCCAATGGCCGCAACAGCATCGTGATGGGCGTTGAAATGAACAGCTATCAGCGCCCGGTGGCTTACTGGCTCTATGAGAAAAACCCGGGAGGACCGGAAGGCGGCAGCCGCCGCATTCGTGTTGACGCTAAAGATGTGATGCACTTTTACCTGCCGGATCATGCCGAGCAGGCGCGAGGCATCCCCTGGTTGCATACCGCCATGATCCGCCTGCACAACCTGCGTGGCTACGAAGAGGCGGCAGTAATTGCTGCCCGTATCGGCGCCAGCAAGATGGGGTTTTTTACCTCGCCGGACGGTAGCGCGGCTGACGTTGCGACCGGTACACAAGATGGCGAATTCATGACCGAAGCCACGCCTGGCGAATTCGGGGTAATCCCGGCCGGCTGGAGCTTCGAGTCATTTAACCCAGATTACCCGCATCAGCAATACGGCGAGTTTATTAAAGCCGCGCTGCGCGGGATCAGCTCAGGCCTCGACGTTTCCTATAACTCCCTTGCCAATGACCTCGAAGGCGTTAACTACTCCAGCATCCGATCCGGTGTGCTGGAAGAACGCGATCAGTGGATGACTCTGCAGGGCTGGTTCGTCGAGGCCTTCCTGACCCGAGTCTTTGAAGGCTGGTTGGAAATGGGCCTGCTCAACGGCGCCATCACTCAGAGCAATGGCTCGGCGTTGCCGCTGGCCAAGATCGATAAATTCCTGGCGCATCGCTGGCAAGGCCGCCGCTGGCAATGGGTTGACCCGATGAAAGATATCGAGGCAGCTCGCCTGGCCGTGCGCTCTGGCGTATCCAGCCCACAAGCCATTGCTGCTCAGACCGGCGTTGACTTCGAGGACATGCTGGCCGATATCGCGGCATTCGAGAAGGCGGTTGCTGATACAGGCGTTACTTCGATCAGCTACGCCGAGTCGGGCGCAACGAGCCAACAACCCGTTTCACCATTGCCGCCTGATACGGGCACCAATGGTTAAGCGTTTTGTCTTAACTGCTTAACAACGAGGGGGTGACTATGCCCAACATGGAAAAACACATCAAACCAGGCAGCCGTGTCGAGCGCTCACTATCCGTTGAGCGCGCCATGGTGGATGCCGAAGCGCGTACCGTCGAACTGGCCTTTGCCAGTGAAACGCCATACGACCGCTGGTGGGGCACCGAGATTCTCGACTGCGCCCAAACCTCAATTCGTCTAGGCCGGCTTGTTGCCGGCGGCCCGCTGTTGATGGATCACGACAGCCGGGATCACGTAGGTGTTATCGAATCCGTCCAGATCGGTGCCGACAGGGTATGTCGTGCCGTGGTGCGCTTTGGGAAAAGTGCGCGGGCAGAGGAGGTATTCCAGGACGTGCTGGATGGCATCCGTCGCAACGTCAGCGTCGGCTACATGATCCACGAAGCCAAGCTGGTCGAAACCAGCGAGGACAAAGACATTTACCGCGTTACCGACTGGGAGCCGTTCGAAGTATCGATCGTTTCTGTGCCGGCAGACGCATCGGTCGGTGTCGGCCGTTCGGCCGACGAGGAATCGCCGGTCGAGGTTATTGAGCAACCCGATCCGGTTGAGGATGCCGAGGAAGAAGAAATCAACGGCGCTGAAACCGAACAAACTAAATCCACTCAAGGAGTAGTAACTATGTCTGATATCAATATCGACCAAATCCGCGCTGATGCTGTTAAAGAAGAGCAAAAGCGTGCCTCTGAAATCCAAGCCATGGGCGAGCACTTTGCCCGTTTTGGTGCCGACAAGATCGCTGCCGAGTGCCTGCGCAACGGTGATACCGTTGAAGCCACCCGTGCCAAGATCATGGAAAAGATTGGCGCCCAGGCCATGCCGACTGCAGAAATCGGCCTGACTGAAAAAGAAGCCCGTTCGTTCTCGTTTATGCGTGCGATCAATGCCCTGGCTAACCCGGGTGACCGCAAGGCTCAAGCCGAAGCCGCTTTTGAGCGTGAGTGCTCGGATGCGTTTGCCGGCAAGAATGGCCGTTCGGCTCAGGGTTTCTTTGTACCGGTTGAAGTGCAGCGCCGTGACCTCGAAGTTACGACCGCCAATAGCTCGACTGGCGGCAAGCTGGTTGCTACCGACCTGGTGAGCTTTATCGACGCACTGCGTAACAAGATGGTTGTGACCGGCCTTGGCGCACAGATGCTGTCTGGCCTGGTAGGCTCGATCGCAATTCCGCGTCAGACTGCCGGCGCAACGGCTTACTGGGTTGCCGAATCGGGCGCTCCGACCGAAAGCCAGCAAACCATCGATCAAGTCACCATGAACCCGAAAACGGTTGGTGCCTTTACCGATATCAGCCGTAAGCTGATGCTGCAATCGTCGATCGACGTTGAAGCATTCGTTCGTAATGACCTGGCTACGGTTCTCGCCCTGGCAATCGATCTAGCCGCCATCAACGGCAGCGGTTCGAACAATCAGCCGACCGGCATCCTGGCAACCTCGGGTATCGGTTCGGTTGCTGGCGGCACCAACGGCGCTGCACCGACTCTGGCCAACATGATCGACCTGGAAACGGCCGTATCGGTTGCTAACGCTGACGTCGGTTCGCTGGCCTATCTGACCAATGCCAAGGTTCGCGGCAAGCTGAAGCAAACCTTCAAGAACGCAACCTACGGCGATGTGCCGGTCTGGGGCGATGGCAACATGGTCAACGGCTACAACGCTGCTGTGTCGAATCAAGTGCCGAGCAACCTGACCAAGGGCACTGCATCGGGCGTCTGCTCGGCCGTTCTGTTCGGCAACTTCGCTGACCTGATCATCGGTCAGTGGGGCGCGCTGGATCTGATGGTTGATCCGTACAGCAACAGCACCTCGGGCACGGTCCGTGTGGTTGCGCTGCAGGATGTGGATGTGGCCGTACGCCACGCCGAATCCTTCGCCGCCATGAAGGACGCTCTGACCGCCTAATCGGGCGATCGGAGATAGGTGACTCGCATGAAGGCGATCCGATTCCTGGCATCTTGCCTGGCAGCCGGATCGCACCGGGAGGCCGGCGCGGTTTATACCGTGCCTGGCCAGATCCCGGCCGATGAGGCCGTGTACCTGGTGCGACTGGGACGCGCCGAAGCCCACGAGGCTAAGGTCGTTGAAACTGCCGAGCAACCGGCAAGCGCTGCTGTGAAGCCGCGCAAAAAAGCCAAGGCGGAATGATGTTTGTCGAAAATACGGCGGCTTTTCTGGTCGATTTCGGGGTGAATGCCACGATCAATGGTCAGACAGTCCGCTGTATTTTTGATAACGCATCCGATGATGCTTTTGCCGTGGTTGCCGGAACCGGTCCACGCCTGCTCTGTGCCGACAGCGCTTCGGTTGCTGTTGGCCATTCGGTATCAGTTAACGGATCCAGTTATACCGTTGCCGCCATCGAACCCGATGGCACCGGCTTTAAGCGGGTGATTCTGAAATGAGCAAGCGCGAATCTGTACTGGCCGCCATTGCCACGCTGCTGACTGACCTGGCCGATGGCCGGGTTTATCGCAGCCGCCGTGAGCAACTGCCAACGCTACCGTGCATCGTGATCGAGCCGGAAAGCGAGTCAACTATCGAGGGGCCGATTGGCCGGATCAATGCCACGCTGACTGTGGCCATCAGTGTGTTTTACCAGGGAGAGATCCCGGATCAGGTTGGCGACACCCTGATCAGCACGGTGGTACAGCGTATCGAATCGAGCCCCGGGCTCGGTTTTAGCGATAGCAGTGTCCAGGCGCAGATCGGCATCGATATCAGCTTTGATATCGAGAACTTTGACGCCGGCCGGGCGGTTATTCGCGCCCGTGTCGACTACGTAAGACCTGTCGGAGGTGCCTGATGGCAACGAAAGAAACAACCCCGGATCTGCCGCTGCCCACCGAGGGCGGTAGCTACATTCGTGATGACAAGACCGGTGCGCTACAGCGTGCCAATCAGAATAACTCGCAAGAATCGACCCAGCCGGCTGCTGATGCTGCCGCGTCTGACAAGGAGTAATCATGGCCCGTATCGTCCGTAACTCGGCCATTCTGGCCAAAATCGAAACGACCTACGGCACCGACAGCGTGCCTACAGGTTCTGCCAATGCCATGCTGGTCTCCAACCAGCAGGTTAACCCGCTCAATGCGCAGAATGTCGACCGTGCGCTGCTCCGCCCCTATCTGGGCGCATCAGAACAACTGGTCGGCACGAAGTATGTCGAACTGTCGTTTGACGTCGAGCTGCAAGGCGCTGGTACTGCAGGTACGGCACCGGCCTACGGCCCGTTGCTGCGTGCCGCCGGCCTGGCTGAGGCAATCTCTGCTGGCGCTCGTGTTGAATATACCCCGATCTCGTCGGCTTTCGAGTCGGCAACGATCTATTACTACGATGATGGCGTGGTGCATAAGCTGCTCGGCGCCCGTGGTGATGTGGAATTCAAGATGAATGTCGGTGAGAAGCCGGTCATGTCGTTTAGTTTCCGTGGCCTCTACGGCGGCGTTTCGGCAGCATCGACCCCGGCGCTGACGATCAGCAACTTCAAGACACCGGCAGTCATTACCGACAGCAACACGGCAGATATTCTACTCGGCTGCACGTATGCTACCGGCAGCCTGTCTGGTGGCACGGCTTACCCGAGCAAAGGCCTGTCGGCTCGCCTGGGCAACAGCGTCGATTTCATCGCCCTGGTGGGTGGTGAATCGATCGATGTTACCAATCGTGAATCGACGGCATCGGTCAGCCTGGATCTGACAGCCGCACAGGAAGTCACGCTGATGGGTAACGTGGTCAATAACACGGCAACCAGCATCGGCCTGACGCATGGCGCAACGGCCGGTTACATCGTGACCCTGTTTGCCCCGTCGGTGCAGCTGCTCAACCCGAAGAAAGAGGAACAGTCGGGTCGTCGCATGATCGGCTTTGATGGCCGCCTGCTTCCGTCAAGCGGTAACGACGAGCTGCGTCTGGTGGTTGCCTGATGTTCAAACTCCAACCGAACCCGACCTTTTCAACCGAGGTCAAGATATCCACGCCGCAAGGCGTGGTGCCGCTCAAGCTGGAATTTAAGCATCTGAGCAAAAAGGCATTGGGCGAGTGGACGGAATCATCCAAAAACAAGCCTGATATCGAAGTGCTCGGCCCGGTCGTGGTCGGCTGGAGCGATGTTTTCGACTGCAACGGCGAGCCGGCGCCGTTTAGCCATGAAGCCTTTGCGCAGCTGCTCGGCGATTATTCGCCGGCAGCCCGCGAGATCTTTCTGGCCTACGTGCTGGCATTGACGGAGAGCCGGTCAAAAAACTGAGGGACGCCGCCAGGCACTGGGCGCTTGGCGGTAAGCAAGACCTGACAGCCCAGAAAGAGGCACTCAAGGCCATGGGCATTGAGGCCGATTTGAGCGAGCGCGAAGAGGAATGCGTCGATATCGACATCTGGCCGGAAAACGAAGCACCATTGGCGGTGCTTTGTGCCATGCAGACGCAATGGCTGCGCGGCGGCATGGATGGGGTCATTTATGGCCTCAACTACAGCGCCCTACCGCCAGTAATGCGATATCAGCGCATTCCTCACGCCGAACAGCCGAGCGTATTTGCCGCTTTGCAGATACTCGAGCTGGAAGTGCTTTCAGTGATCAACGCTAAAAGGTAAGTCATGGCCACCACCTCAGCAACAGCAACCATTCGACTTGGCGTCGACCTTGCCAGCCTGCAGACCGGGTTGCGCCAGGCAGCAACCATTGCCGAGCAGAATGGCCAGAGCATCAAGGCTGCCCTGATCCGTAGCACGGATGAGGCGAGCACCCGTATTGCCTCAGGCCTGAAAAGCGCATTTACGCTTGATGGCGCGATTGGCAAAGTCGGCCTGGCCATTGCCGGGCTTGGCGCTGGTGTAGGCATTGGCGCCCTGATCATGCAATTTAACAAGGCGGTTGATAGCGTGGCCGCGCTGAAAGATATGTCGGAGCAGACCGGCGCATCAGTCAAAAGCCTGTCGGCCATTAGTGCCGTGGCCAAAATCAGCGGCATGGATATGGAAAGCCTGGGCGGCGCCCTGGGTAAGCTGGCCATTAACCTGGAAGCTACGGGTGGCCCGTCTGAAAAAGTGCGTGATGCACTCAGCCGCATTGGCTTGAGCGCCAAAGAACTGGCCAACCTGGATACCGGCGAGAAATTCATCAAGATCGCCGAAGCCATGAATCGCTATGAGGATTCTGGCGTTAAAGCTGCCGTGGCCACCGAGATTTTTGGTAAACAGGGCCGCTTATTGCTGCCACTGTTTAATGACATGGCCGAAGCGGGCACGCTGGCCGCTAAAACAACGGCTGAGCAGGCTGAAATGGCTGATGCCTTTGATAAGAATCTCAAGCGCCTGCAGATCAGCCAGGAGTCACTATTTAAGAGCATCAGCATGGAAGTGCTGCCTGCCGCCAATGCCTTTGTCGAAGCGTTAACCGCTGCCAGTGGCGCGTCAGATGGCCTGCGTGGCAGCGTGGATGGCCTCGCCGAGGATGGCAGTATTCAGGACTGGTCAGAGGCTGCCGTGACCGGCCTTGCCCTAGTGATTGATTCGCTTGATGTACTGCAACGCGGATTCCAGGTGACCGGCAAGTTTATCGGCGCCCAGGCTGCGCAGATTGCCCTGTTGTTGCAAGGCGAATTCAAGGCAGCCGGTCAGGTTATGAGCGAGTATTACGCCGATTACGAAAAGATCGCCAGCCGATCGTATTTATCGGGTAGGCTACAGGACAAAATGGGTGCCGGCGCTGCTGCTGGTGCTGTTTCCGGTGCGATCAGTAAACCCCTGCTCGATTCTAATGGCGGTGCCGCAGCCAATAAAGCCGGTGACGGTTTTCTGCAGGGTCTGCAAGCCCGTATCGAAAAGGCCGACCAGGGCGAGTACGCCATGCTGCGGCTGCAGGCTGCCGAGAAAGGCGTGCTCGAAGCGGCTGCACCCCTGATTGATCAACTCAAGCGCTTGGATGAGGCTCGAGCTGTTGAAAGCTACCGCGATGCGCTGAATGATCAGAATTTAGAGCTTGAATACCAGGCGAGCCTGATCGGCAAAACAGCCACCGAAGTGGCCTTACTGAACGTACAGCACAAGGCCGAGCTAGAGCTGAAAAAGCAGATCGACCAGATCGAGCGCAGTAAAGGCGCGGTATCTGCTGATGCGCTGGCCCAGATGCAGGCAGCAATGGAGGCATCAATCGCCATCCAGCAGGCCAGCGTGACCTCGCGCATTGCCCTGGAAAACCGCTGGGAGTCTGGCGCATCAAAAGCGTTTCGCACGTATCAGGAAAACGCCGGCAACGCCGCCAAAGGTGTTGAAAACCTATTCAATAACGCATTCCGCAGCATGGAAGATGCTCTGGTGCAGTTTGCCATGACCGGGAAGCTCAATTTTACCAACCTGGCGAACGGCATCATTGCAGACATTATCCGGATGCAGGCGCAGGCTGCTATTGCTGGTTTCTCCAAGTTTTTAGGCCAGGCGATTGGCAGCGTATTTAGCGCTGGATTACCAGATGCGGGTGGCCAACAATCTGTGCAGGGAAACTCAGATTATGTGTATGACTTGCACACCGGCGGTATCGCCGGGCAGGGTGGATCCAGCCGTAATCTGCGGGACATGAGCCTATTTGCCAATGCGCCGCGCTATCACAATGGCGGCGTGGCAGGGCTCAAGCCGAACGAAGTGCCTGCGGTATTACTCAAGGGCGAACGCGTGCTACCGCCCGGGGCCAGCGTTGGCGGATCGCCGACGATCAACCTGACTGTTTACAACCAGACCGGAGAACAAACGGAAACATCGCAGAACGTTCGCCAAAATGACTCCGGCGGCTATGACATCGAGTTATTTATCCGCAAAGTCATGATGAATGACCTCGGCAAGAACGGACCGTTTACGCAAGGCCTGGCCA